AAAACGATGAGTTGTTTGATGAGTTAGAGTTTTGGAAGTCAACAGCTTTAGAACAAGGTGCGCCTGAAGACGCTTACGAAGACTGTCTTATAAGTGTAGCGCGTATGCAGGAAGAGATGGATTGGGGCAACACAGGAGAAATACACGGATGAGTATCAACGACGCAACACCTGAGATGTGGGACAGGCTCCGAAGTAAGTACGCAGCTCTGGCACAGGAGGAAGCAACGGAAGAGCGGGACAACCCTGAGCGTTTAGGACTGGACGTAGTAAACAGTCCTGAGCATTACAACAGTGGGGACATTGAATGTATCGACGCTATCAAAGCTAGTATGTCTAACGAGGCTTTCAAGGGCTACTTAAAAGGGAACACGCTCAAGTACATCTGGCGTATGTCCTACAAAGGCAAAGCAGTGGAGGACTTGAAGAAAGCACAGTGGTATCTAAACAAACTCCTAGAGGAAGAAGCATAAATGAAAGACCCTTACACAGAACAAATGATTTCCATGTTTGAAGGCTTCAACTGGTATCAAGAAAAATGCAACGACACTGCAATCTTCCCTGAAGAAAAAGCCGAAGAATATTTAGCGATGGGGCTTTGCTCCGAGGCCGGAGAAGTGGCCGGAAAAGTTAAGAAAAAAATAAGAGACGGAGAACCAGAGGGTTATCAAGCAGCGTTAGCAGCGGAGCTTGGTGATGTCTTTTGGTATCTAGCCGTACTCACGGACAGATTGGGGCTTAGTCTTGGTGACCTAGCTTACCAGAACCTAAACAAGCTGTACAACCGGAAAATTAATGACACATTACAGGGTTCAGGGGACAACCGCTAATGGATACATACCAACAATACATTCACAAGTCTCGTTATGCTCGCTGGCGGGAAGAGGACAACCGGAGGGAAACGTGGAAAGAAACTGTAGAACGCTACGTTGACTTCTTTAAAGATAGAGGGCAGATTAATGAACGCCTGCGTCAAGAGCTGTTTCAGGCAATATACGATCAAGAAGTAATGCCGAGCATGAGATGCTTAATGACGGCAGGTAAGGCTCTAGATCGGGACAACATGGCAGGTTTTAACTGTAGCTATGTTGCTGTTGATCACCCACGGGTATTCGATGAGATACTTTATATTTTAATGTGCGGAACTGGTGTAGGCTTCTCAGTCGAACGACAGTCCGTAGCTAAACTACCTATAGTAGCAGAGGAATTTTATGAAACAGAAACTACAATCGTTGTACAGGACTCTAAAATTGGTTGGGCTAAAGCTTTCCGTGAGCTGGTTAGTCTGCTCTATTCGGGTCAAATACCTTCTTGGGATATTACGAAACTACGCGAAAAAGGTGCGCGCCTTAACACCTTCGGAGGTAGGTCGTCTGGCCCTGATCCTCTGGTTAGTTTGTTTGAGTTTACTGTTTCTACGCTGCGTGCTGCTGGCGGGCGCAAACTCACCAGTTTAGAATGCCATGACATTGTATGTAAGGTTGCTGAAATTGTGGTTGTTGGCGGTGTGCGTCGCTCTGCTCTTATTTCCCTTTCTAATCTGTCTGACGATAGGCTGCGTCATGCAAAGTCTGGGAATTGGTGGGAGACAGAAACCCAACGAGCCTTAGCTAATAATAGTGCTGTCTACAACGATAAGCCCGACTATGAGACTTTCTTAGAAGAGTGGCTGGCCTTATATAAATCCAAGGCTGGTGAGCGTGGGATCTTCTCCCGCACGGCAGCTAAGAAACAGGCCGCCAAGAACGGGCGCAGGGACGTGGAGCACGACTTCGGTACAAACCCCTGTAGCGAGATAATCCTCCGCCCAGCCCAAGTGTGTAATTTATCCGAAGTTGTTGTACGGGCCGAGGACAGTGTACAAAGCATAGGTAACAAGATACGCCTTGCCACCATCTTAGGGACACTACAATCTTCTTTAACTGACTTTCGCTATGTACGTAGTGTATGGAAAAAGAACACAGAAGAAGAGTGCCTCCTTGGTGTTAGCCTGACGGGTATCATGGATAATGAATTCCTAGCAGGACGCACCGAGCACGATCTAGGACAGGCGCTTGAGAACCTTAAAGCTGTCGCAGTGAAGACCAACAAAGAGTTTGCAAAGAAGTTGGGTATAAATCAATCGACAGCTATTACGTGCGTGAAGCCTTCTGGTACTGTCTCTCAATTAGTAGACTCAGCCTCCGGCATCCACGCCCGCTTCTCAGGGCATTACATAAGACGGGTACGGAGCGACGGTAAAGACCCTATTAGTGCTTTCTTGGTAGATGCTGGCGTTCCCTACGAAATGGACGTAATGAACCCAGACAACTACATCTTCTCATTCCCTATTAAAGCCCCTGCTGGTGCAACCACGGTTGATGATTTGGACGTAAAGGCCCAGTTAGATTTATGGGAGATTTATCAGAACCATTGGTGTGAGCACAAGCCCAGCGTAACCATCTACTACTCAGATAATGAGTTCTTAGCCGCAGGGCAGTGGCTCTGGGATCGCTTGGATACCTGCTCTGGTATCAGCTTCCTCCCTCGAACGGATCATGTCTATAAACAAGCCCCTTACGAAGCTATCACGGAGGCGCGTTACAAAGACTTAAAGTTAGAGATGCCCACAGAGATCGATTGGGATCGTTTAGGTGAGTTTGAAAAGGAGGACACAACCACAGGAACCCAAGAGCTGGCCTGTGTTTCTGGCACCTGTGAGCTTTAAAGATGCTATAACGATATTGGAGGTGGTCACCTGCCTCCATATCATTGTTAACGTTTGGCTACACCTCCCGCCCTTACTCCCCTAATCCTAATGTACCCCTATAGAGAGTATCTATGAAGAACATATTTATAAGTAAAGAACTCATAACCCATTTAAGAACATTATTCCCAGACGTTTTACCGTCTCCAAAGGGTTTAACAACAAACGCACTGGCCTTGGAGGTTAACTTCCTACAAGGACAACAAACCGTCATCGCTAAACTCGAACAGATGCTTGAGGATGACCAACCAGATGAGATTTAATCTATGTGTATATCCACCCCTAGAACACCTCCACCTAAGCCGACAATAGCTCCACCACCACCACCGGCCCCCGCTCCTTCTGAATTAGGAAGTGCTATAGCCACAACCGCTACAGCCCTTCAAAAAAAGAAGAAGGGCGCAAAAGCAATACTCGGTCGTGCTTCTTCAGGAACACAGACTGGCGGATCTTCAACAGGATACGGTTTAAAAATAAACAACTAAGTAAAGGAATTTTAATATGCACGATCAATCTATAGCCAAAGCTTATGACAACATGGCGGCAGATCGTGATGCCTTCCTTTCAAGAGCAAGAGCTTGCGCTGAGTTAACTATACCAACCCTTATGCCCCCTGAAGGTCATACAGGTTCATCGCAGTTTAACACCCCCTTTCAATCAGTAGGCGCTAGAGGCGTTAACAACCTAGCCTCTAAGCTGCTGATGACCCTCCTCCCCCCTAACACCCCCTTCTTCCGCCTCACAATCGATGATTTCGATTTGGTGGCACTAGGCGGGGATGCTAGGGGTAAGGCAGAGGAGGCGCTGGCTCGCATCGAAAGAAGTGCAACACAGACAGTCGAATCAAAAGCCATACGAGTTCCAACGTTTGAAGCTTTGAAGCAGCTTATTGTTAGCGGCAACGCTCTTGTACATATGCCACCTAAAGAAGGCATGAAGATATTTAGACTTGATCGTTATGTTATCAAGCGTGACACGATGGGCAACCTGCTCAAGATTATTGTTAAAGAAACAATAGACTATGACGCACTGCCTGCGAACATCAAGGACGAGTTACTAGAGAATCCAGAGTATCAAGCAGATACCAACAAGAAAGAGTGTGACTTATTTACCTGCGTTAAACGTGTAGGTACTAAGTACGAAGTTTTTCAAGAAGTCCACGGAGTTCCGATTCCCTCATCACAGGGTTCTTACCCAGAAGACAAACTTCCTTGGATGGCTCTGCGCTTTATTGCTGTCGACGGCGAAGATTATGGCCGAGGCTTTGTTGAAGAATACGCAGGTGACTTGAAGTCGCTTGAGGCTTTAACAAGGGCAATCGTTGAGGGTAGTGCGGCAAGTGCTAAGTTAATCTTCATGGTGCGACCTAACGGCACAACCAAGATACGCAACATTGCAGACGCACCAAACGGTGGTATCATCTCTGGTGATGCTAACGATGTAACCACACTACAAGCAAATAAGTTTAACGACTTTAGAGTTGCACAAGAAACAATGAATACCATCACTGAACGTATGTCCTATGCTTTCTTACTGAATAGTTCCGTCCAACGGAATGCAGAAAGAGTTACAGCAGAAGAAGTACGCTTCATGGCACAAGAGTTAGAGACTGCTCTAGGCGGAATATACTCCGTACTATCTCAAGAGTTCCAAGTCCCTCTCGTTAATCTCCTTCTCGGGCAGATGCAGAAGGAAGGAAAGATGCCAAAATTCCCCAAAGATACTTTAAAACCCCAGATCGTCACCGGCTTAGAAGCGTTAGGCCGAGGCCAAGACCTCAACAAGCTCTCTTCGTTCTTACAAATGCTACAGCCATTGGGACAGGACGTTATTGCTAATGAGCTTAACATTGGCGATTACCTCGCACGCCTTGGTGCGTCCCTTGGTATCGACACTCAAGGTCTTGTTAAGTCTGATGAGCAGAAGCAACAAGAGCAGCAGGCACAGCAGCAAGCTATGCAACAGCAGCAAATGATGCAGATGGCTCAAGCAGCAGCCCCTAACGCCATGAAAGGCGCGAGTGAGGCAATGCAGGAGAACACAGCTCGACAGGCTGAGGAGGAGTAAGATGTACGACTTTATGGCGGGCAGTTTAAGCGCCGTTAAGTCTTATTTATCGAGCAAGGAAGCTCCAGCACAAAGAACTCTTTATGGTAAGGACGCAATCAACAGAGTTATACAAGACGAAGGCGACGTGGACGATGTACAGAAGTATGTTATCGTACATGAAGGTTTTGTTGATGGTGCTTATCAGGACACTAAAGATATTACAACAAGTGGTGTCGGCCAGACAGGCAAGTATAGGGACATGACTTTTAAGCAGACGTATGACATTCATTTTCGGGATGCACAAAGGATGATTCCCAACCTTGACGAGATGAGTAAAGAACGTCAGCAAGCTATTATGTCGTTAGCCTACAGAGGTGACCTTGTAAAAAGCCCAACCTTTAGAAAATTAGTTAACGAGGGTAAGTTTGAAGAGGCGTCTGTAGAGCTTTTAAACCATGAAGAATATAAAGGGTATAAAAAGAACGATCCCGATAATGGTATTATACAGAGGCTTGAAGAGGCATCAAAATTTATCAAAGGTAAAACATGAAAGTTAAAAGAGTATTAGTTAACGGTGTTATCCGCTCAGTCCCCGATGGGCCTGTAGTCGTAGAGACACCAAAGGCTCCTAAAGCTGCTGTAAAAAAGAAAGCAGCTAAAAAGAAATAACAACCTAAAGAGACTATTTATGGATATCAATACACATGAAGAACAAGGCGAACCACAAGAGCACGTAGATGCTATGATCGCCAAGGGTGAGCAGCTAGAAGCGGCCAACAAC